AGGTCATGCCAAGCTGGGCGCAGGTAATGGTGGTGACGGGGCCGAGGGTGACAACGTTGGGGTAGGTGCCAGAGGCGGTGCCCCATGAAATTTTATAGCCGGCGAGGTCCGCGTCGGTGCGGGCGTTCCAGGCGAAAGTGCAATTTTGGACGGCTGCGAGGGCAGGAGAGGTGAGAAGCCAGATCGCCAGCGCCAGGAGTGCGCGGATCACTGCACGCCTCCGACGGTGGCCGTGAAGCCGCTGACGAGGCCAGGGGCGCCGGGAGGATTATCTAAATTGACGCCACCACCAGCGACCGCAATCGTGAGTTGATCGAGATAGTGTTCAGAGGGACTAGTATTGGCGCTGAGATCGCAGCGTGGGTCACCATTCGGCAACCCACAGCCATCCCAGGTTTCAGACCACACCCACTCGTTGAGGCCGAGGGAGGAGATGTTCATGTTGGTGTAATTACCTACTGGATTACCATTCACCCACCAACGCAGGATGCCATCGCGTGAGGTGTTGGTCGTGCTGGATTTAATGTAGAGTTCCAGTGTGGTCCAAACCCCCATCGAGACTGCCCCACTCCCGACGTTGGGGTTGCACTGCAGACCGAGATCGAGTACGCAGGTGTGGTCGTTGTTGACGTTCCCCGAGTTGTGCGAGAACCCGATCGTCCCCCGCCCGTACATCATCAGCACGCCGTTAGACACAGGCCCCCGCAGAAACATGAGCTTATTTCCTGCCCCAGTTTTGCCGATAAATGCGGGGTTGGTGCGCCACTTGACCCCGACATACATCTCACGATAGGTCGAGGGTGTGACATAGTTCAGTTGTGTCCCACCAACAGAAGCGCCGGCTTCAAGTCGTGAACGATAGGTGTTCGGGGGTGAGACTGGAGCAGTGCTGTCTGTGACGATTGATCCGGCGTTGTAGAAATTCTCGATGCCGCAGCCGGCGGGATCGCGTGAGGGTGTGGGTTTGATGTTGAATGGGCAATCGAGGACGGTTCCAAATGAGGCCGGCTTGTTGGGCCACACTTGAGCGACAGAGAGGGACGGGAAAAGAGAGAAAACCAATAAGAGAGGGAGCACGTAGATCATTGCCCTATCCCCATCAGCATCAGGCCGCCGGTCGATGAAGCCGCTGCCGCAGGGAGTTCCATCGTGACCGTCCAAAGTGTGGCGGTTTCCGCGCCTGCAAACTCGGCAGTTGGTGCGGCCATGGCGTGAAGTCAAGGGAAATCGCCTGCATCGTTAGCCGGTTCGTCGCTTATCCGTCAGTCGCGCTACAAATGCCGTCTTCACTATCGCCGCCTCAAAACCCTGGAGTACGTCCACACCCGTCCGATCCCTGCGCGGTAGCTCGCCTTTTTTGAATGGCACAACATCTACTCCAGTTAACTCACTTTGTTCAGCGCCAGCACGAATCCCGTATAGTAATCATCATTCACCGAATTGGATGCCCAATTGCCCGGAGCAAAACTGTTACCATTGCCATCGCGTGAGCAGAGCGCGAAGGTGACGCCTTGGCCGACCGCGCTTTCCGCCTCGAACCGGAGCGCGAACCCACCCCCACCACCCGTCGGGACGGTGGAAAAATCCGTCTCGTCGTCGTAGTAGATGGCGAGGATAAGGGTATGGACATTGGCCCCTTGTGCGTCGAACGGCACGACCAGATTGAGCACGTCGCTGATGCTGCTGGCCGCTCTGATTGCAATAGGTGCGGCATTGATCGGGGTCGCAGGATCGGCCCCTCGATAGGCAAAGATGATCGCGTGCATCTCAAAGGCGGCGGCTCGTGTGAGTGCAAAGGTGGCTGTTGAATCTTCAGCCGTCGCTTGTTTGGTGAACAGGCAATAGGACCGTGATCCGCCATGGGCTTGATTGACGAGTGGGGTCCATCCCGCCAAGTCGAAGGCGGCTGGACTACCAAGACAGAATCCAGCGCAGAAGAGCGTATCGCCAGCCTCGACTACGGGTGCGGTCACGCTGAGACTCGCTGTGCTTGCGCTGGAGGCGACCGGCCCTTGTGACACAAAGGTAGTCTCCGGCGTTGGGTTCCCCTCTACGCCTGGATAAAAAAACCGGTTTCGTCGAACCTCGCAAACTTGCCCCCGCAGTACGCAAAGAATTGGTGATAAGTGAGGGGTGGAGTAGGTACCACCACATCATTCTTGAGATCGTCGATGAGCTTGGTGAAGCCGTTGCCGGACGAGAGCCCCATGATGGTAATGCCAGGGTTGACCACCACATCGGCGGCGACCCGAATCATGGTCTTGTCGGTGCCGGGCGTGGTGAAGTTGCCGCCTTGGATGAGCAGGTTCACTTTGGCGCTGCCGCCTTGAATCAGGACGCAGGTGTCAGGATCGGCCCCGACCGCCCCTTCAGACTTGGGATCGATCAGTTGAATCGTGCCGCCACCCTGCGAAGGATCGGTGATGAGGAAGGTCATGGGATTTTGGTCGCCGCCGACAGACTTGAGCAGAATCGAACTCCTGAATTGATCGAGCTGCACGCCACAGAGCCCGTTGGCATTGACCGAGACATTCTCGATGCTGCCGGTGCCGCTCGCGCTGCCTTTGTGATACAGACCCGCTTGTGGGGCGTCACTGATACTGACGCGCTGGATGAGACTGGTTTCGGCTAAGCCATAGACGCTCAACCCATGCCCGAGGGTGTTGTTGAATTTGTTGCCGAGGATGCGAATGGCTCGCATTTCGCCGTGGTGCCACCAACCAGATTCGCCAGCCGTGCTGATGCACTTGACGACATCGCGGTTCAGTGTGTCACCGAGCTTGAGGGTCGTCGCCCCCGGGCTATTGGTCGCCATGCCAAAGAGCCGCCCACCTTGGTTGACGATGATCGGGTTCGCGCCAATAGACGTATGGAAGATCGGCCCGAGCAACACCGTCACGCCAGGTGTGATCGTGAACCCTGAGACGGTCTGTGGATTGGGAAAGCCCGTCGCATCCACAATCCCACCGACCCCCGCTGGCAGCATCGCAATCGCCGCCGCAATCTTCATCCCGGCATCACCGCTGACGTTGGTAAGGGTGTGAGCCTTGATCACATGGAGGTTGCTGTCGGCGTCCAGTTGTGCGATGAGGCTGGCCCAAATCTCGGGCGTCAGCATGGCTTGGAACTGCGGTGTTAGAATTGACATAATTCGTGCGTGCTCCTGTTAGTATCGAATCGTGAGAAATCCTGGGGAGCCTGCGCCACCCGCAAAGGTCGGGGCTCCACCGCCTCCACCTGCTCCATAGCCAGTACCATCACCACCCGCCGCGTTAGAGCCTCCAGTTCCGCCCACACCAAACATGCTGCTCCCGCCAGCCCCGCCCCCACCTTTCGTGCCGTTCGCGGCACCTCCAGCAACGGCAAATGCTCCTGTGCTAATCGTTGGCCCATACCCGGTAACATAGACAGATGCCCCACCAGCTCCAGGTCCAGTGGCACCACCTCCGGCTGCCCCGCCAGACGAAAAGGTATCTTCGCCGCCCGCAGTTCGATTCGTGACTAAGGTTGAATTAGCCCCTGCCCCTGTTCCAGTTGCACCGCCGCCAGCAGCGATCCCTGTCTGCCCGCCTGCGCCGCCATTGGTCGCGGTCCCTGCAGCAGGGGCTCGCCCGCCAAGAATGGTATAGGTGCCGAACGGAAGACCCGCTATCGTCGTGCTCCCCCCTGCCGTCCCTGCTGTTCCTGACGCTCCTCCTGCTGAAGCCGTGGGAATGGTAATCGTCAACGTCGAACCGGGCGTGACCGACACCGGCATGTTGGAAAGACAGAACGCACCAGCCCCGCCACCCCCACCGCCTCCAGGATCAGCAGAATGTCCGCCCGCTCCACCCGACCCCGCCCCGCAGCCGGTGAGATAGATGACTTTCGTCGTTGTGGGAACGTCGAATGTTCCGCTAGATGTAAACAACGCTTCGCCCCCGGACGAAGGCGATACCCCGCCTGCCGCAGGCGTCAATACCCCGGCGGCAAACGCGGGCCATGTTGCGAGAAGCACCCCAAGGACTACGATTGGCCTCAGCAAAATTCTAACCATCTCAGTACCCTACCTTCCCAGTGCCCGAAGCACCTGTGCCGGTTGTATTCGTGGTCGTCACAAACAAATACGGGAATGGCGCAGTAAACGGTGCACACACATCAGCGACAGGAGCCGTCCCTGAGATCGTGATGGTGGTCACAGCTGAGGCGACGGTGATGGCGGTAGATGGGCTCCCATTGATCGGCCTGACAACCTGCCCATATGCAGCCGGATCTGGTGTAGTATTCGTCACGCCAGAGTGAAGGAAATCGCCCTCTGCCGTTCCCGCGCGTAGCGAGACAGGCACAAGGACTATCAGTAAACATAAGAGTACGTGCTTCATGGGTGAACCTCCAGTGCCATCAAGATGCGATAGTTCCGCGCCTTTGCGCTTTTGATTTTTTGCGGCTCGCCAGAAAATTTAAATGTGGTATTCACTTGTGACCGTGGGTGTTTCCACGCAAACGGCAATGTGCCATCTCGTAATGTCGTCGAATAAAATGCTTCAAAAATTGCAACTTGATCCACATCAATTTCAAACTGTACAATGAACGGTCGCACGCCGGTGGTAAAACGCGGACGTTGCTTCGCAGCCCCTTCATCCATCGGTGTCCTGCGAACAATATTCGGCTCCGTTTCAACATAACCATCGCGGAGCGGAATCTGCGGCAGCGTCACCGGCCACGGCTCTAAAACAACCGGCGGCGCAGGCGGAACAAACGGAGGAGGGGCGAGTGCCCCGCCGCCGCCACTGCCGAATGTCCCGCTGCCGAAGCTCATGGAAGAATCTCCGCGTTACACTCTACGCGATAGGTGTTATACCCAACCGCCATCCCACGCGGAGGTTGCCCGCCAATAAATTGGATCCGGCAAATCACATTCGTCCGTGGATGCGTCCATGTAAATGCGACGGCGCCATGCCCAAGCTCTGCGCGATAAAACGATTGGAACGCGTCATACTGTGTATTGGTAAATTGAAACGTCATGTGAATTGGCTTCGGCTGCGCCGGAGATCGTTGCCGCTGGATCATCGGCATCCCCTCGATGCCTGATCGATCCTGCCCGCCGCGCATCGTCTCTTCATACGCATTCTCTAGCGGCTTTTGCGGCAAGGTGCCTGGCCACGTCGGCAGTGACATTTACGTTCGTCTCCGTGGCTTGCGCGTTTGGCCAAAATTCAAGCCCATTGTTTTATCGAGGCGTCCATTTTTCATCGCATCGTCTACGGCATTCACAATCATAATTTTAATCTGCTGCATGCCATCTGCATCAGTCCTGCTTTCAGCTTGAACATCTGCGCCTGACACTTCGTTGTGAATATCAATTTTGACCGGAACGGAAACCCCAACGGGAACCTGCCCCATGCCTTTCATCGTCACAGGAATCGTTCGCCCATCAGGCAGTGGCACATAGGCTTCGTTGTACTTCCCCTCGCCGATGAGGTTCATTTTCCCGCTGGCTTTCCGCAGCATCGGGTGGGTCGAGATTCCGCCCTCCGCGAACCGTGACACACCGCCCATCTCGCGCAGCGTAAACCCGCCCACGTCTCCCGTAGGGCCAACCGCCCCGCCGATCGGCCCACCGCTCATCACCCCCGTAATCCCGCGCAAGACGGAATTGGTGATCAACGTCGCGGCCATTTGCGACACGAGGTTTTTGGCAAAATCCGTAATGCCTTGAATAACATCCTTAAAGCTCTTCAGTCGTCCTTCCATCGCATCAAAGAAGAAACGCTGAAAGCCCTGCTCCATGCCCTGGGCCACACGCCGCGCCTGGTCCACCCCAAGTCCGAACACGGATTGATCCGTCACATACTTCTTCATCGACTTCTCGAAGCCGGCAAAGAAGTCATCGCTATACTTTTCAGAAACGTTCCGCTGGTCCGCCATCGCGTTCATCATGATCGTAGTCACTTCGTCCCACGTGAGCTTCGTCCCTTCCAGCAATTCCGCCGCGTGAATATGATCACTATTCCGCCACGCATTCAGAACTTTTTCAGCTGTCTCGTGTGTCACATCAAGTTGCTTCGCGAGGTTCGCGCGCACCAGATCGTATTCCGTCGTGATTTGATTTTCTCGCGACGTGCCATAGGCATCTTGGAATTTTTGTAACGCCGCGTAATGTGCCAGCGCATCGTCTTGGCTTTTATGGCGCAAGTCTTGTTCGATATTGTACGTTGAGGAAGGATTCAACAAGGCGTCTCCCCTTCTCTTCCTCTTCCCGTAACTCCGATGAGCGAATTTGCGAATTAAAATCAAATCGCGCAACATGTTCTTTTTCACTTAACAGAGATTTCTGATTTTCCAACTCGGCCATCTTCGTTTGAAACTTCTGTTCTGCGTTGAATTTCGCTTCGGTCGTGTCAGCAAAGCCGATGGTTTCCTTATGGAAGCGTTTTTCCTCCGCGATCTTCGCGTTAATGGCATCGACCTGCACTTTAATTCGATCCAATCCAATTTTCTTTTCACGCTTAAGCAATTCCGACCCCAACAGCAACGACTCTTCAACATAATTGCGTTGATGGGTGAGTGCGCTGTCAAGCTCATCGTTCCGCACGTTCACGCGGAAATCGATTTGCTGATTGTTCCGATCGTGCTGCCCTTCTGCGTTAATCATGCGCAGCTTCGGATCCATCGGACGGTTGGCGGCAGCTTTTCGTAACTCGGCCTCAAACTCTTGCCGCCGCTTCACATTCGCTTTCGTATCTTCAACAATTGCCTGTCCAATGATTTCTTGCGTTTTTGGATTATTGATATTGCCTGGCGTGGCCTCATCTACTGCCTTATTCGCTTTCCAAAATGGATTCGTTTTATGCAGCCATTTGTCGAGTGTTTCAAATGCGTCGGCCAAGTCCACCACAATCGTTTTCGCGAGACGCTGCGCTTTGAGAATCAGATCATCAAAACGCGCCTCCATGGCCTTCAGCTTATCAGCTTCACTTGGCATGCTACTGGCAAACGCGCTCATCCGTTTATCCAGCATCTCTATTGCTGCCCGCGCACCAATCGCGGCCTTCTCTTCCTTCGTGATTTCGTCCACAGTCCGATTCGTCGCCAAGGCCAGCTTCTTCGTCTCCTCCTCTAAGTCAACATACACCCCGATATTTGCCAGCATCTTCGTCTTCCCCGTAGCCAGCCCCTGGAGGATCGAATCAAACGCCGTCTTCAAATCCGTTCCCATCACGTCGCCGAGGAGATCGGCGGCTTGCGTAAACGTCTTGACCTGATCGGGGTTCAACCCTTCCATCAACGCACGGCTCGCCAGCTGGGCCGCATTTGCATTCGATAGCTGCCCATTCGAGACGTTTTTCAAATCATTAATCATGATTTGTGCCGTCGAATGATACCGAGACATTTGAATATTTAGCCGGTCAAGGGACTCCTCGAAATCCGCGCCAGCCGTTGCCGCTTTCCATGCGCGCGTCACCGCTTGTTCCGCGAGAAAAATTTTCGCGGTCAATTCAATCCAACTCGTTTTGAGTGAGTCCAATGAACTCTTAACGGCTCGCGCACCGGACTGTGCCCGCGTTGGATTGATAACAACGTCAAGTCTTGATTCCGCCATCGGCTTGTTCTTTCACCTTATCGGACGCAAGAAGGAAAAATTCACGATCCATCGCGCGGATGACACGCAAAAGATCGAGCCGCTGTTCAGCCGTATCCAGGCCATAGATATTGGCCATTTCGATAATGTCGCGAAACGCCAAGGCCGCATGCCCAAACCCGTTTGTCCCACGCCCATTATGTAACTCTTGATAAATTTCCCAATACAGGATTTCTTCATGATCGAGAACGGGTCTGGCTTCGAGTGCCGGCGGCATCCGCCCTGTATCTTCATAAATGCCTTCAAGGAATTCACTTTCCTGGCCCCAAGTATCCCACCACCTCAGGGCCTCAGTTAGTTTTTTTCAATGCCCTCGTCAAGCTCATCCTTGAAATTCGTCATATCATCCGCGAAGCCCATCACGATCTCGCGAAAATCTTTCAAATCAGATAACGCCTGCAGCGCGGCCTCTTGCGAGTACGGAACCTTTTGCCCGTTCTCCGTAATCCCATCCCAATCCAGCAAAATCGTTTCCGCAATCAGTTCATTGAAAATTTCATCCCACGCGGAATCGGGAATAGTTTTCGATCGCGCGGCCAATTTGTACCGTGCCATTTTCTTCTGCTGTGCGGCTTTATAATTCGGATTCCCCGCCCGCGCGATCTTGAGCTTGGCCCCGCTATCATCAAGGTTGACCCAAACGCCTTCGGTTTCTTTCTGCTTGCTGGTTTTAAATGTCTTTCTCAGGTCCATGTCTCACACCCCTCTTAAATGAAGTCAAACTGAACCGTACACAATGTCGTCGGATCGTAATGGCAATTCAACTTATAGCTCATCATCACATCGCTATCTTTCCCGCCCGCAATCGGACTGCCATCCGACAACTCAAGAGCCGGCAGCGTCACCACCATTACCTTCCCCGCAGGATCGGTAAGACGGAATGAAAACGACGTTTGAGTGTGATCGTATTCTTTCTGCATCAAGGCGATGTCTTCAAAATACACCTCAATCGTTCCCTCGACCGCAACCGATCCCGCGCCAATTCCGCCAGGGAATTTGCTGCC